TTTGAATGAACGATTGAGTTATTTGATGTACCAGAACCGCTAGCTGAAGCAGTTCTGAGATGCGTATGAAGGGCTAGAACAAATGAGTCGCCGTTTCCTGAACCGGTGACACTTCTTGGTGAGATGATAAGTCGTACTGCAGACTCGCTTGATTCTCCATCTGCGCTTGCCGTTCTTGGAGCAGTGTGCAATCCAGTTGCAGTTGAACCGCTTGTTGCCGAGCCTGAAGCAGAAACGACAGCCGTTCTAACCCTCGTTGACGATTCGCTTGATTCACCAGAACTGGATGCGCTCCTAGGTGCAGTGTGTAGTGCTATTGCGGCGTCACCAGCAGTTGCACCACCTGACGCGGTTGCACTTCTAAGGAATGTTATTACTTCACTTAGATTGCTTGAAGAGCCGGTTCCGTTTCCTGTTGCGCTTCGTGGCGCCGTATGTAGACCAGTAGATGTGCTGTTTCCATCTGCTGAGGCAGAAGCCGTTCTTGGCGCGGTATGGAGACCGATTGCTTGGTCTCCGGCTGTTGCAGAACCAAAAGCAGTAGCACCTCGTAGCAGGGTGTGAAGAGAGACAACAGCCTGCCCTGATGTAGCAGATGCCGAAGCGGTTCTTGGTACTGTACGTAGTTGTGATACAGACGAAGAACCGGTTGCCGTAGCAGAGGCAGTCTCCGATACTGTTTTAAATCCTACATAGAACGACGACGTCCCTCGGAATGGCTCCGAGAAACTAATTATCTCTTGTTCATCCATGAGGGGTTACTCCCCTTGTGGACTAGTTAAGTGTCAGTGTAAGAGCGGTGATTTCAAAAGTGTCACCTGCAGTGACAGCAGCAGCTGCAGAAAGAGCGCCGTACCAAAGTGGATTGCCGCCAGTTGACGCATCCCACATTGACCAGTGTGTATATGTTTCTGTTGCGGCAACAAGGGTCCATTCAGCTCCTGCTGAAACTTTTGTGCCAACCCCAGAGACAGTGCTAGCGCCACTAAAAGTAACAGCCTTGCGGGTTGTCTCTACTGCTGGGTTTGCTGTTCCGTCTTCGCCTGGGTCCCCAAGATGTAGCTTAAGGAACGTAGCTGAAGCCGAGTAGGCTTGACCCGAACCATCCAAGGTATCGAGTAGCTGGAGTTCTAAATAATTTGAAATTGACATATCAATGATACCTTTTTGCTAGGGGCCGGTTAATACCGCTTGCTACAAGAATACACCTAAGGCGTGAACTCTATTTGAACAGTTAGGTCCATTCCTGGGTTGAGTGAACCAACAGCGTCAACGTCAACCGTGATGTAGTCACCAGTAGTGAATTCTGTGATATTTGGAGTAGATGTTGACACAAGAGTTTGACCAGCAAAAATCTGCGGTTTTGAGTTTGTTGTAAAAACACTTGAGCCGTTTTTGTTAACGTCAATAATTATTGATGAACCAGTTGGGGCTGTTCCTACAGAAGCTCTGACATTCCCAAGAGTTATGGGGCCTGGTATGTAAAACTTTGCGCGTCCAGTTCCAACACTTAGAGTTCCTGGAACCGTGAAAATCTGCACTTGATAGGTGAACTGCTGAACACCAGGGGCGCGAGTGGTTGTAATGAGAACCCTGTTTGGGGTTTCGGTAGTTATTACTTGAACTATATTTTCCGTCATCGCGTCACCTCTGGTGAGAGTACGAATTCGCCTTGGAGTATTCTGTCAACTTCATTTGTGGGCGAAATTATCTCAATGTCGTAAACACCAGATGTCAAAATCGACCTTGTGTCTTCAGCGCGCATAAACAGGGTGATTGTCCCATCTTCTGGGTCTGGGTTCCCAAGCGTAATTCTGAAGGTTGACAGGTTTTCGGTTGTTAATTCAGCTATTTTTGTTCCTGAATCAACGTATTTCCTGACCTGCATCCTTGCCGTGTAGCCAGTCAGGTCCCAAACGAGAAACTCTGGGCAGACTTCTGGGTTGGCGCAATTAGCTGGGTAATCCGGATTCGTGTATTGCAGTGTCAGTTGAAGGTCAAAAGTTGACCCTTGCTGACAAGTAATGTTGTATCTTCCTGCAACCATTGACACGTGTTTTCTCCATTCATACGCCTAAAAAATTGTAGATGAGATAACGCCGCTTTGGGTATACCCGTATTTAGAGGACTGAACCAGAATCCTTATTTGGTCCAACCTTCTTAAGTCCGAGAGCTGCAGCAATTGACAAAGCCAAAGCTGTAACGCCAACCTTAAGGTTGTCGGTCTTTGTAAGTGAATCAAAGTCCAATCCAGCAGCCATTGCTGAACCCAACCAGCCTGTCAAGAAAGCCATTACTGCTCTTTCAGCTGTATCTTTGATGAATTTCGTGCTCATGATGTTCTCCAGACAGCGACCGCGTTGGTCGCTGTTACTATTTTACTCGCATTACGACTTCCTGCACGTCAAGGGATTACTTGCTAGTATCGCGCTATGTCAAATCACGGCCTATACCCAATTATTGTTTTCCAATCTCGTTACGGTGGAATCTACGAAGGTGGAGAGTGGTTCGCTATTAGCGGATTTGAAAACATGTCAAGTGATTTAAATGATTATTTTGAAGGTGACGATTGTGATGCAGTTGATTTCTGGGATGCCGAGCACGATTTTCCAATTGCTGTAGGAAGCACACCAAATGAAGCTGTCAATTTGTTGGTAGCTAATTATTCAAATAGTGGAACAGACTCAATTCCATACAAAACGGTAATCAATTCAACATCGTTCAGTACCAACAGTCACTCAGATTTTAAAAACACACACATTGAACGCACTGGCTTTTACGAAAAAAGCATGGGGTTTGGTAGCGACTAATTAAATCTTTGCTAGATTTCATCAGTGCACAAAAAACGCAAACCGACAATAGGTTACATAACTGGAGACTGGGCGTGGGGGACTGACCCACTCCAGCCAAACGGTTGCGCTTGGTATAGATGCAAGCTACCAATGGACCAACTCAAAAAATTTGGATGGATGACTGGCCTCGGATTTCCTGGTTTCACGAATGAAAAAGGTTTTGGGTTAATTATCAATGATGGAAAAATAATCCACGGCTGGGACATCATCGTATTCAAACTCTTGATGCAAAGACAAGTCCTTGAATACATGCCACGGGCAAAAGAATTAGGACAAAAAATCGTTGTTGATATTGATGACTGGTTTGATGGTTTAGAACCAACAAATAGGGCATATGCGGCAACCGACCCAAAGAGCAACCCAGATAACAACCGAGAAATTTATTCTGAAATAATAATGCGTGCTGACGCTGTCATAACTTCAACTCCGTTTTTGTATGAATACTATTCTGCAAAAAGAAGCAATGTTTATATGGTCCGCAATGGGATTGATATTGAGCGCTGGAAGCCAAGACGCATAACACAAAACCATAGGCTCAAGATTGGCTGGGTTGGTGCAACGCCGTGGCGTTCTGGCGACCTTGAACAGCTCTCTTCGTTTATGGGTCCATATCTCCAGAGCAGAAAAATGGTTTTTCATCATTCTGGCCACACGAGCAACGGCGCTCCAACTGCAGCTTCGCAACTGGGTATTCCGTCGAGCATTGTAAGAACCATGCCACTTGTTCCAATCGGTTCATACCCAAAGCTTTTTGAACCAATTGATATTGGGATTGTTCCACTTAGTAACGTCAAATTTAACCACGCTAAATCTTTTATTAAAGGACTTGAATACGCCGCAGCTGGTGTTCCGTTTATTTCTTCATACTCTCCAGAATACGAATATCTTGCAAAGGAAGGCGAGATTGGTCGCGTCGCATATAACGACGATGATTGGGCTTATCATTTTGATGAATTACGCGATAGGCAATTGCGTACTGACGAGGTGGGCCACAACCTTGAACGGCTACAAGATTTCACAATGACCGCTAGGGGCCCAGAGTGGGATTCAGTTTTTAAAAAAATACTTATTGATAATTTTAACGAGTCTGGTTCTGTTTGATGAACGATATAGCTTGGACATTTGGAATTATTACCGTATATGAGGATAATGCTCGTTTACTGGAAATATTATCCAGCATACGTCAATTGAATATTCCAGAGTATGAGATTTTGCTTGTTGGCGGTGGCGATTCAAGTGGGGTTGATGGCGAAGATATTGTAAAGATTGATTTTGACGAATCAATTAAGCCGCGATGGATTACTCGCAAGAAAAATATTCTTGTTCAAAATGCAAAGTACGAAAATATTGTACTAATGCATGACTACCATACCTTTGACTCAAGATGGTACGAAGAGTTTAAGTCATTTGGAACAGACTGGGAAATATGCTCGTGCCCTCAATATCTAGTTACTGGCGCCAGAAATCCAATGGACTGGTCATTATGGGACAAGCCGGGACACGGCAGAGCATGGTCGCTCGACTATAGCGACTGGACGCAGACTCAATACATGTACATATCTGGTGGATTCTTCATGATTAAAAAGCACGTCATGATTGAGGAACCTCTTGATGAATCGCGCGGGTGGAACGAAGAAGAAGATGTTGAGTGGTCAATGCGTGTGCGCAACAAATACGTAATGAAGTGCAACGGAAATAGCATTGTCCGTCACAACAAGTGGCATAGACACGCAGGGCCCAATCCAAATGAAAAATAACTTTCTTGTCATCTTTGACCTTGATGGGGTTCTGATTGAATCACGAGAAGTTCACTACGATTCGCTGAATATCGCTCTAAGTCGAATTGGACAAGAGTATGTTATTTCCGAAGAAGAGCACCTATCCAGATATGACGGTCTTGGAACAACGACAAAACTAAAGATGCTCACTGAGGAAAAGGGTTTACCAGAGTCAGCGCATCAACAGGTTTGGGAAGATAAGCAAAAAGCCACTCTCCAAATACTTTCAGGTTTTCCCAAAAACTATATAGCCATTGACATAATGCAGACGCTTAAGGAAAAGGGTTGGCGAATAGCTGTTGCATCAAATGCCATAAGAGACACTGTTATTACGGCACTAGATGCAATTGGTGTGCTCAAATATGTCAGTTACATAATGAGCAATGAAGATGTAAGGAACCACAAGCCGCACCCAGAGATGTATTGGCAATGCATGGTTTCACTTGATGCATCACCTGCAAATACTATAATTATTGAGGATTCCCATATCGGCAGAGAAGGGGCGCTTAGTTCGGGAGCAAACCTACATGCAATAAAGAACGCCAGTGACTTGAACAAAGAACGTTTAATGCGCTTTGTTGATGAAATAGAGACAAGAGGCAAGAAGCCTGTTGCATGGAGGAACGAAAAAATGAATGTTTTGATACCAATGGCTGGAGCTGGTTCACGCTTTGCACAGGCTGGATATACGTTTCCAAAACCGCTAATCGAAGTTAACGGGAAGCCAATGATTCAAGTTGTTGTCGAGAACTTGAATATTGATGCTCACTTCATATTTCTTGTTCAAAAAGAACATTACGAGAAATACAACCTAAAACAAGTATTAGGACTCATCAAGCCAGGTTGCGACATTGTTTTAGTTGATGGAATGACCGAAGGTGCTGCATGCACGACGCTTTTGGCATCTGGTCTAATAGATAACGACGAACCATTATTGATGGCAAACTCCGACCAGATAGTGGACTGGAATAGCAACGAGTGCTTGT